TTAGGTAGAGAAGAAGGAGAAGCAGAAAACCTTTATTACATAGAAAACAAATATGTAGATAGCAATTCCGGGCAGGAATTAAAACTTCCGGAAGAACTTCTGGAACTTGTTCCTACAAATTCAGAAGAACCGCTTTTCCAGATCCTTGTTCCTAATATGGTGAACAATATAGATTTGGATAGTCCTATGGGAATTTCCGTATTTGCCAATGCTATTGATGAAATAAAAGGATGCGATCTGGTTTTTGACAGTTACATGAACGAATTTGTTCTGGGAAGAAAAAGGATTCTAGTTCCGATATCACTGGCAAAGATAGAACTGGATAAGCTGGAAAAGTCCGGCAATCCAGTTCCTAAGTTTGACCCGGCGCAGACTGTATTTTATCAAATGCCAGCGGACAGGAACTCCGACCTGAAACCAACGGCTGTAGATATGTCTATCCGGGCATCGGATCATGAATTAGGAATGCAGAGGGCGTTAGATCTTTGTAGTTTTAAATGCGGATTAGGAACGAGACGTTATCAGTTTTCTTCTTCTGGGATCAAGACAGCTACGGAAGTAATTTCTGATAAATCTGATCTGTTCCAGAACCTGAAAAAGAATGAAATCGCAGTGAAGGCAGCGATTACCCGGATGGTGAGAGCTGTTTCTTTTTTGGATAAAAGCGGAAGAGTAGAAGCTACGGTGGATTTTGATGACTCTATCATCGAAGACACGAATACAACCATAGACAGAAATGTGAAGCTGGTAAATGCCGGGTTAAGATCGAAGAAAACAGCGATCATGGAGATCAATAAATGTTCAGAGCAAGAGGCAGAGAAAGAACTTCAGGAGATTGCAGAGGAAAGTCAGATCAATGGAGCTGGTATAGACTGGTATGGTCAGGAGGGTGAAGATGAACAGGAATCGGAGGATGGTACATCCAAAGAGAAAAAGGAACAGCCAAAGAAAGCGGTCCATGCTGAGAAGGGGGCTTCATAAGGCGGGGAAAAGGATTTTATCTTTCTTTAGGAGAATGATGCGTTATGTTAAAAAAATCAGAAAAACAGGAATTTTCTGATCCGGGGGTACGGATATATAGCGACCTGGAAACCCTAATCATGCAGAACATCATCCGGCATGTAAGGAACTATGACCAGCTGATCGACAGTGATACATGGCTGATGCAGAAACTGGCGGAAATCGGGAAACTGAACCGGGAAAACATGAAGATCATTGCAAAGACGGTGGATTTAAGCAGGACAGCAGTGGAGCACATGCTGGAAGAAGTTGCTGACCTCGTTATGGAGAGGGTTGAGCCGGATTTATATGAGACGGAAAGGAAAGGGATTCTGGATCAGACGATACCTGCGAAAAAGAGTGAAAATGTAAAGGCAGCAGTACAGGCAATCCAAAAGCAGGCGTTAGATTCGCTGAATGTATGCAATACCACGATGCTTTATATGGCAAGGGACGCTTATACGAGACTGGTGCAGCAGACGGCAGAAAAAGCAGAAGAGATTGCCAATAAGCAGGAATTTTTAGATATTCTGGGGAAACATGCCACCGCCCAGATCATTGGGGCAGAATCCCGGCAGCAGGCGATCCAAAGCACGATCAAAGAATTTAATGAAAAGGGGATTCCGGCGTTTGTGGATAAACGTGGAAGGGAATGGACCCCGGAGGCGTATGTTGCCATGACTCTGCGGACAACAGCGGGGAATACAGCTACGGAAGCAATGTTTGCCAGGATGAAAGACAGGGGGTTGTCACTAATCCAGGTGAGCGAACACCCGGGAGCCCGTCCGAAATGTGCGAAAGACCAAGGGAAAA